TATTTTCCCCCAATCATCTTCATATCTTTTATCTGCTATTGGATATTGAATAACAGATTTTAACGATGGCATATCTTTAAAAGTTTCTAAATGATATGGAGTACAAAATGCGTATGCATCAGGATGGAATCTTTTATTTCTATTTGGATTAAACCAAACATTATGACAGGTTTCTACTATACGCCAAGTTCTATCTTTAGCATATAAAGCTTTCATTAATTCTTCAGGTACTTGATTGTGGGAATCAAACCCTTCAATCATTTCATCTATATGTACAATGTCAATCTTTAAATTTTTAATTATATCAATTAACATCATCTTGTCTTCACCAAGAGTTATTATTGGTGTTAACTCATCAATTTTATTTTTATGTACAATATAATCATTGCTATAGTTTTGATACTCTACAACATAAATACTAGCGTCAGTATATTTCTGTAGTAATTCAACTCTTTTTAGCAAGAATGCAGGCATACCACCTGTAGATAGGTGTGGAGCAAGGAATAGTATTTTGATTTGATTATCCATTAATTCAATTATTAGTATATTTGCAGATACAAATTTACGTATAATAAGAATAGAATCAAATGATAATAAGAAAAATATCTATAGGACCTGATTATAAATCAGGGGCTATGCATTACATAACAGGACAGAAAGTTCTAGGCGATAGCCACGTAATACATTTAATTAAGTACGATGATAGAAATTCTTCATTCCAAATATGGATTGAAGCAGATGATGAAATTGTACTTTGGAAAGAGTTCACATCAACAATTCCTGTATCAGTAGAATATAATATAGATTTTAAATGAAATCACCTTTCTTCTTTATCGCAAAGCCTGTAAAGGGTAAGCGATACGATAATACAAAGTCTATCGGTGGTATTGAATTTATAACTAGTACATCTGAGGAAGACCATAGGTATTCAAATAGGATGGCAGAAGTTATATCTGTTCCACTAGGATACGAAGGACCAATTAAAGAAGGCGATACTTTATTAGTTCATCATAATGTTTTTAAATATTATAATGATATGAAAGGTCGTCAGAAAAGTGGCAAGAGTTTCTTTAAAGATGATTTATTTTTTATAGAGTTTGACCAATTTTTTTTGTATAAGTCAAATGATGAATGGTTTTCACACGATAGATATTGTTTTGTTAAACCAATTCCACCAACTGAATCTTATATAATGAAACCATTTAAGGAAGAGCCTTTAATGGGAGTAATGAAATATACCAATGAAGAACTATCTAGGCTTGGTGTAAACAATGGTGATAAGGTTTGCTTTCATCCTGAGAGTGAATATGAATTTAATGTTGATGGAGAAAAACTTTATAGAATGTTTACCCATCAAATAGCAATTGTATTATAGTATGGAAGAGCAGAAGGATGTAAAAGATATTAAACTAAGAATTATAAAAGCAGGTCATCGTGCTGTAGAAGAACTCATTCGTGTTGCAGAGGAAAGTATCATAAAGAATGGTGAATCTTTAGATGGTGATTTGGCTGCTGACAAATTAAAGAATGCAGCAGCTACAAAGAAGCTAGCCATATTTGATGCGTTCGAGATTCTTACTAGAATAGAATCTGAGAAAGAAAGCATTGAGATGTCAGGGCGTGGTGTTAAACAAATAGATACTAAACAAGGTTTTGCTGAACGGAGAAGTAAATAGTTTATATAGGGTACTAGATAATTATGTTCCATCAAATGTAATCTCCAAAAAAAATGGAGCACGTACATGGATATATGGATATGATGAAAAGTATGATATGGTTATTATATCCAAGACAGGTCAGATTGGAGAGATAATAAGTATAGAAGGTCTTGTTATTGCCTTACCTTTATTAACTAAAGATGTTATACGCAGAAGCGATAAACGCTCTGAACAATATTGGGAAAGAGAACTATTACCTACTCAGCTAGATAAGATACAATCTATATTTCAGTGGAATGATATGCCATCTGATTTTAAAAACAAATGGGTTGATTATATAGAGAGTGAGTTTGATAGACGTGAGTATGGGGCTTGGTTCATGAACAATGGAGACCCTACCTATATTACAGGTTCTCACTATATGTACTTGCAATGGACAAGTATTGATGTTGGTTATCCTGACTATCGAGAAGCAAATAGAATATTCTTTATATTTTGGGAAGCTTGTAAGGCAGACCCTAGATGTTTTGGTATGACATATCTAAAGATACGTCGTTCAGGATTTTCTTTTATGGCTTCATCTGAGACTGTAAACTTAGGAACAATATCTAAGAACAGAAGATTAGGTATTCTATCTAAGACAGGTGCTGATGCTAAGAAGATGTTTACCGATAAGGTTGTACCTATTGCAAATAGATTACCATTCTTTTTTAAACCTATTCAAGATGGTATGGATAAACCAAAGACTGAATTGGCATTTAGGATTCCTGCATCTAAGATTACAAAAAAGAATATGCATGAGTCTGATGATAATGAGATGGAGGGATTGGATACCACTATAGATTGGAAGAATACAGAAGACAACTCTTATGATGGTGAGAAACTTTTACATCTTGTACATGATGAGAGTGGTAAGTGGACTAAGCCGAATAATATATTAAACAATTGGCGTGTTACAAAGACATGTCTTCGTTTAGGTAGTAAGATTATTGGTAAGTGTATGATGGGTTCAACATCTAATGCACTTTCAAAAGGTGGTGATAATTACAAGAGTTTATATGAGGACTCTAATGTTATAAGAAGAAACTCAAACGGTCAAACTAAATCAGGACTATATGCATTGTTTATTCCAATGGAATGGAATATGGAAGGGTTTATAGATATACATGGTATGCCTGTGTTTAGGAAACCTAATAATCCTGTAATGGGAGTTGATGGTGCGTGGATTAAAAATGGTGCTATAGATTATTGGGAAAATGAGGTAGACTCATTAAAGAGTGATGCAGATGCACTTAATGAATTTTATCGTCAGTTCCCAAGAACTACATCTCATGCATTTCGTGATGAGAGTAAGTCATCTATATTTAATCTAACAAAGATATATCAACAGATAGACCATAATGATGGACAGATAACTGCACACCATTTAACTAGAGGTAACTTTAATTGGAAAGATGGAATAAAAGATTCTACTGTTATATTTACTCCTGATACTAGGGGTAGATTTAACATTAGTTGGATTCCTGCTAAAGGATTACAGAATAGAATTGTTGTAAAGAATGGTGTTAAGTATCCTGCTAATGAACATATAGGTTCTTTTGGTTGTGACTCTTATGATATATCAGGGACTGTAGGTGGTGGTGGTTCAAATGGTGCATTGCATGGATTGACAAAGTTTAATATGGATGATGCTCCTAGCAATGAGTTCTTTTTAGAATATGTAGCTAGACCACAGACAGCAGAGATATTCTTTGAAGAAGTATTGATGGCTTGTGTATTTTATGGCATGCCAATACTAGCAGAGAATAACAAGCCTAGATTACTTTATCATTTTAAGAATAGAGGGTACAGGGGTTTCTGTATGAACAGACCTGATAAGCACTTCAATAAACTCTCTCAGACGGAGCGAGAACTCGGAGGGATACCCAACTCATCTGAGGATGTAAAACAGTCTCACGCCTCAGCTATTGAGTCCTACATCGAAAAATTTGTAGGGTATGATATGGAGGGTACATATAGAAGTCCTGATGAAATAGGAACTATGCCATTCACTAGAACGCTAGAAGATTGGGCAAAATTTGATATTAGTGATAGAACAAGATTTGATGCTTCGATTAGTTCAGGGTTAGCCATCATGGCTAATCAGAAACACATGTATTTACCTGAACAAAAACAATCAAAAATAAGCGTTAACTTTGCAAGGTATAATAACAAAGGTGATAGAAGCGAATTAATTACAATAGATGGAAGATAATATTAAGGTAAATATAAACGCCACAGGTTTCCCTTCACAGTTTGCTCCTGATTCCGTAAAGGATTCTAAGGAGTTTGGGTTACAAGTTGGTCAAGCTATTCAATACGAATGGTTTAGAAAAGACGGAACTCAATGTAGGTATTACAATCAGTGGCGAGATATGAATCGTCTTCGATTGTATGCTCGTGGTG